GCCTATTAAACTGCTTTAAATAGCTATTAAATTGCTTGTATAGGCTTGTTTTGTGTCAATAGTAAGAAAATAATATACATTTCATCTATTTAATTAATCATAACTAACTAAATGTTAGGAATCTAACAAAATGTGAGGAATAAAAAAAGCCCCAATTAAGGGGCTATAATATTAATAAAGAGCAGTAAAAGATTAATATAATTTAATAATATCCTATTCCTTTAATAGTTAAATCATCGTTATATAGCTTAATAGAATGTTTATAATTGTTCGGCTCTGTGTCTATTCTTTGCCATGTATTATTATTTAATTTATATTTTCTTTGCTCTCTTTGTTTCTTTGCGTGGTGCAATATGTTTGCTTCGATTCTGTGCATGATGTTAATTTAAGTAATTTATATAGTCGTTTTTTTCTTGTGTAATTATGAATATTAGGTATTCTAAATATTCTTTATCTGTCATTAAATATATATGTTTTTTCATAGTTTATTAATTTAAGTTAGTTAAGATAATCTCTTTATCTTTTATAGCTTTCTTTGTTTCTTGGGTGTTCATATTTGTGAACTCATTTCTATATTTTGAAGTAGTTCTACTATAATCCCAGTAATCGTTATCTAGTTTTAATTTACCTTCATTTGGTTTAAATGCTATAATAGTAGAATAGCTTTGAAAATATACGCCTTTCTTTGTATATATCTCAAATTGATTTGCAATAGGGTTGCCAGTTCTTGGCGAACACATAGAATGTACTTTTAATGTTTTCATAGTTATAATTTAAGGGTGAATAATATAGTTATTAAAATAATAAATAAATAAAGCAAGACAGCGATTGTACTTGGGTTTAATATAAACCTCTCAATAAAGTGTCTGCGCTCTTTAGACGTGCTCTTAAATGCCTTAGGCATGATGTTATTAAGTTCTTTAATTCTTTCTGTTTTCATATTGATTGTTTTAAGTTAATTTACTTTATGGTAATTTCCACAATAACCTTTTTAATTTATCTTTTCTATTGTGCAAGTTATCCCATTTCTCATGAATTTGGGGGTGCTCTTTAAATACAATGCGCAAAACCTTATTAGTCATTATAAAGCCATTATCTAAAACTTTAATATTAGTAATTCTATCATTAATGACTCTTATAAGTTTTTGTATTTGCTCTTTTTGTTGCCATTTAGTTTTTTCTATTATTGTTTTCATATTGATTGTTTTAAGTTAATATTATTTAGTATTTAAATATTTCCATTCGACCAGTTGACAAATTACGACACATTGTTTTGATGTGGTAATCAAAATTAGGTAACTCTAAATCTTGAATCTTCCATAATACAGATTTTAAAGTATCCTGGTCTTTGCTAGTTCTATCGCACAAAGTTAATTCACAAGCATATTTAATTAACTCTAGTTGTCTTTGTGTAAGTTTTAATATATGTTTTTTTCTTTTGCTCATTGTGTTTGTTTTAAATTAGTTCATTTATTTCGTCTAACATTTCAACAATGTCAACTTTGTCAAAGCATTCTAATTTGCCTTGTTCTTGTAAATTGTCGAGTTGGTCTTCAATTCTGGATAATATTTCAGCTATTTTTTTATTCATATTAATTGTTTTTAATTATTTAGTTCAAATATATATATAATATTCCAACTGACAATAACAATAGATAAAAACAATAACAATACATCACGCTATAATAAATACTTATAATGCAAAATACATTTGTTTATTATTAATATTAGTTTATAACTTTATAGGTTGATTTTTTTACCATTGAATTTAAATATATATTGAATTCACAGGTATTGAATTTATATCTATTGAATTGAAGTACTATTGAATTTATATCTATTGAATTGAAATACTATTAAATTTATATTTAAAGCGTTGGTATGCACTAAGTATGCACTAAATTCATAAACTCAATATGTCTATGCCTTGAATATTGTTTTATAGTCCATTGAATTGACCTATCAGTATTGAATTGCATAGTATAAACCTCTTGACCTAATTCTTTAATCTCAAAGGTTAACACTCTCACTTATTATAATTTACTATTATCTTTTCTTTTATATACAAACTTCTTTTGAATTGGTAAATTAAGAACAGATACAAGATATTTTGGGCTTACCAATATTTTAACCTCTTGAGTTTGTTTATTCCAAGTATATTTAGATGCCATAAAATTTGGCAACCACACTAAATTATCATCTTCATCAACTAATAGCTTTGCTTTTTTTGTGGCTTTAACTAATCTCTTAAATTTAAATACAGCTAATTCTCTTATAAAAAAATGTCTCATAGTTTGCTTTTTCTATATTCCCATTCTTGCTTTTGTAAGTACATATCAACAGTTGCCTGTAGTGTTAGATTGATAGACCTTAAATTCTTATTATCTTCATTGGCATTTTTAAGTAAATCTCTAAGGTGCTTTATTTCTATTCTTGCAATATCGTCTGAGTGTGTCATATTATTAAATCTATTTAGTTACTTCGGTATGAAAAAACATTTTGGTTTCTGTTTTCTCTTTTACTTCTATCATATTGTTTAAAAACTCTATGGTGTCCATAATAAAAAACTCCTTGTTTTCCAGTGTCTCCATTTTGGCAGGAAAACATATCCAATATTGTTTATTCTTTGGAGCAAAAAACTTCTTAATCATTGTCCCTATTTGTCTCATTGGTCTTTTAAATTGTTCTTTCATTGTTCGATTTCTTTTAGTGATTCTTTTAAACTCTGTAGCTTCCATTTCTGCATATTAGCTTGTTCTTTTACAACTTGACTAACTATATAAGGTAAGTCATCAAATAAACTATTTACATTCCATACCAACCACCTTTCGTTTTCTCCAATATCTCCAAACCCTATATGAATTTCTCCATCGATGCACTGTAAATGATTAGTTTCATATATATATGTGTTTTCTTTAGCGTGTTTTAATTGCTTCTCTAAGTCTTTTATTTTTTCTTTTTGTGTCATGTTTTAGTTATCTTTTTTTATCCAATTATTTTCTAAATCAATAATTGTATAGTTATGTTCTTTTAAAAGCTCTATTGCCTTATTAATTTCTCTTGCTCTTTCTCTGTAGTGTTCAAAGATTTGATTTTCGAAAGCGTTAGGTTTATTATTCATATTTATTTTATTTAATATTAATTGTTTATACAGGATTATTTAGTAAATAAAAAGATTCCTACATTAAAAAAAGTTGAACTGCGTTAATTTGGTAAGAGGTTAATAATCTAACCTCTCCTTCTAACTCATACCCTGAACTACCTGTTTCTGAATGTTCTATTCCATCTATCCACTCGTTTCCTTCCTCAGTATATTTATTATATGTTCTAATTGGTAAGTCTTGAGGTAGTTTTTTTAACTCCTCGATTAATTCTTTTGCGTTCATAGTTATCTGTTTTGATTATCTAAGTATTCTAATATTTGCTCTCCAACTTTTGGAAAGTCACTAAATAGAATATCTACTATTTCCGAATCGCTATGTTCAGAGTTCTCTTTTGATTCTATTGTTTCTGGTGGTGAAGGTGGTTCAGAGAACAACCAACTATTGTTTAATGGTTTCATTCTATTGATTTGTTAAATATTAACAGCATAGCACCTGTTAAAATAGTTAAACTAAAAGAAAGGAATATGGTTTCTATTCCAACAGCTCCGTTGTTAAATACATTTTCATTATGAATAAATAATATATATAACAAACATAAAACCATTAGAATATACGAAAGGCATATTGACATTTTAATTACTTTTGTAATCTTTGTTTTCATTGTTTATGTTTTAATGTTTATACAATATTAATAAATAATTTCCAACTGACCAAATTGTCATGTAAGTTTTTTTATATAAATGTTTTTTATATGTTTGCATTTACTTTACAAAATAGTTGCCATGAGGAACGGAACGAGTTAACAGGTATTGAATTGCATATCTGGAAGCATCAATGCCATGATTGAATTTATCTATAGGAATTGCACCACTTAGTTTCCAAGTATAGTTGTTAAATTCACGTATTAAATTCACAGAGCTATTGTCTATAATTATTTGATGGTCTTGCATTAATGAGATTCCTGCCAAGATACTACCCTTCTTTTTTATAGTAGGTATTAAATTTATTCCCTTAGTTTTTAACTCACTTAAAAGACGAGGTTCGGAATTGTCCATTACAGTTAATCCACTACCTGCATACCTCCTATTCAATTCATAAAGTTGTGTTGTGCTTAATCCTGCTTTATAATAATGTTCTTTTAACCAAATAAGCTTTCTTTTTTTATCTATGGCAACTTCAACTAAAACTGATTCATCTACTGAGAATCCTACATCCATGCCAAATATTGAATCTATATCATCATTAAATTTACCTATATTCCAATCAGTAAATATAACTCCCTCTGCTCTTTTAAGCCAACCTCCCATAATCTGATGGTTATATTTTTCTGGTCTTCTAACCTTCATGTCCTCTATTTGATTCACAAAGGATTCTGATAGGTGTTCTATATTATCTAAGTATGTAGTGTGAATATAAGTTATGTTTTCTTTAGTGCCATTAAAACCATCTGGTACTCCTCTATTTTGAAAGAACCTTTGATATATCCAGTTCTCTTTTGTTGTAGGGTTTAGAATTAATATACATCTATTCTTGACATTCTTTGCTCTTATACTAAAATCAATCTTATCAAAACTCTCTTCATCTGTTAGCTCTTCTGCTTCATCTAATATAAAGGAACTTACTCCTTGAATAGATTTAAGCTTTGCTGTTTGGTCACCACTTGAAGTTCTTATACCACTGAAGTATATTGAACTGCCTGTTAAATTATTAATGATTTCTGTTTTAGTTACCGTGAACTGATTAAGTATTCCCATTAATTCAAGCTTCTCAATAAACTCAGGTATAATAGACATACCTGCTGAAGTCATTGTATAACGAGTGAATAATATTCTGTGTCCTTTTTCGTAGGTAAGTAACACTAAGAATGTATTTGTAGCAAAAGACTTTCCACTTCCTCTACCTCCAGTTATTACAAAGTAACGACTTTTAGAATTAAATAGAGCTTGATACTTTTTATTCAGGTTTAGTTTCCTCATCTTTTATTTCTTCTGATTCAACGTCAATAGTTTTTTCTTTATCGGCAAAATTAATAATAGGAATGTTAACTTCTGTTTTAACATTAAGTTCTTTTAACTCTTTTGGTTTGCCATACTTATATTCCCAAAGTAATCTCATGTGTGGAAAGCTATCTTTAGATTGCTTAGCAAGTTCTAACCAAGCTTTCTCTTCGCTACCAAACACCTTTTTCATAGCTCCTAGGGCATAATTTCCGAGCTTCTTTTCTCTTGCCTTTGGTGGTCTGCCTTGACCTCTTGAAACACCTTTTAAAGCTCCGTTATTAGCTCTGCCATCTTTCTTTTTTTTCTGTTCATCTTCTACTCCTTCCATAATCCCTTTTCAACTAATTGACAAATTATAGAATAGTTAGCTAAGTCTTGGAAAGTATCTTTCAACGATTCGTTTCTTGCGCTTCTTTTTTTAACCATTAAGTTTTTCCATCTGTTTATCTTGTCGTTCATTCTAAACCATAATCCGTTTAGTGCAAATCCTTTGCCAGTTTTTGTTTCCATATTTGCTCCTGTACTAATATTGTTAATGCCATAATCTAATTGCTTTTTACAAAACAACTCAAATTGCTCTTCAGCTATTTTAATGTAGTTTTCAAACAACTCTGGACTTTCAACTTTTAATTGCTGTACGCTTTCAGATTTAAGTTGCATTACAGATTCCATTTTTAATTTTTCCATATTATATGATTGTAAAGTTTTGTTATATAGTTTTTCTAATTCTTTATCGCTTTTCATCCAATACTCAAAGTTTCTTACTGAGTAAATTACTGTAGCATGATTTTTGTTTACTGAGTCAGATATTTTATGATAGCTTAGCTTTTCTTTTAACCTTGCTATTTTATAAAATATTCCTCTTGCCTCTGTATATTCTCTTTTTCTACTGACAACATCAATGTTTACATTAGTATTGTCTTTTACTATTTTCTTTAATGTTTCTATTTTCATTTTTATATTCTTCTAAGGCGTGTAATATTGCACTACAACATTCGTATTCTTCTTGGCTTTCGTAGTGTTTAACTAATAGTTTTAAATCTATTTCGGTTATCATACTTCTATTTAAACACATCAACGTATCTTTATAACAATCCATGTAATCTAAATATTCTTGCTCCATTTACAAAGTTTCCTCTACTAAGTAATTGTTTAATGTATATTCATTTTTGATGTAATGCTCATAAACTTTTATAGCATACTCTACTTTCTTTTCTCCACTATAATAAAAGTCTTCACTAATATTAAATATACCAATCTCATTTGTAGGAGATTTATCTATAACTATAAACTTAAAATCTTTATATGATTTGTTAAACATATTGCAATATATAAAACATTGACTATCGTAGTTATATGTATTAGCACTATATTTAAATTTAGATAAAAATGCAGTGCTTTTTAAATCTATTAAATTGTTGCCCAATATATCTGCTTTTGCCCTAAAAGGATAACCCATTAAATTATCTACCATAGGCACTTCAAACTTACTGTCTTGTATAAGTTCATTTGCTTTTTCACAGTTATAAAACCTGTCTCTTAGTCTTAGAGCTTTGTCTCTATCTTTTACAGTAAACACATCCCATCTTTCTGCTTTTGCCAGTTTATATTCTTTATTGTTTTTGGTTGCCACATCTAAAAATAAACACTCATCAAACTTTTCTTTTTCTAATATACTGGCATGAAATAAATATCCCTGTGCAAGTGCATCAGATTCAGTAGGTAAATCAAAGCTATTTAAATATGCTCTTGGTGATTTTAATAATTGACTTATAGCACTACTTGAAAAACAAGCTTTTGCCAAGTAGCCATAATAAAATTTATCTTCTATTGCTTTCTGTATAAGCTCATGTCTGTCGTGCATCTCATTGTCTAATGTAATAATAGGTTCTTTCATTGTTTGTTTAGTTTTATAAATATTTCATTTAATAATCCAAGAGCAAGTAAATTGTCCTCTTCGTTTCTATGTAATAATTCTTTAATATATTCTATGTTTTTTAGTATGTGCTTTAAACTTTCTTTATCTTTTACTTTGTAGTAATAGCTTACAGGATAATCAGATTCAAATAAAACTTCTTTTGTAATACTCATTTTAATTGCATAAATAATTATATTGATATTCTATATATCTTTGCCAACAATCCTCTACAATAGTATAAGTTACTATTTCGTTGCTAAAACCGTCTCTACACAAATATACATATTTTATCCAATCATTACCGTACTCAGCGTGATATGGTTCTAAATAAGGAGGAGAGGGATAATAAGATGTGTCGCAGTTATCAGAACAACTTATAAATACTGCCAATAAAATTGTAAGTAGTTTTGCTTTCATTAATCTTTGTTTTCACTACAAAGTAATAAAAAAAACCGTTAATTTCCAAATGACTATTTAGAAAATCTTTTATTCCAGATGTCCATTGCAACTGCATACCTTTGTTTGTTGCTTGGATATTCACTAATCATCTTGGCATTATTCATAAATCTATTTAAGAATCCTGCTTTTTGTTCGTATTGTTTTGGCTTTATTAATGGCATATATAAATAACAATTATATATTGAATTGTTTTTTAGAATCTACACTTTTTACAGTTCCACTTTTCACCCATATTGTTTATGTAAGACTTAAACTCATAAGGGTTTTTATAATATATCCATTCTTTTTTATAGTATAGGGCAGTTACCTTACACTTATCCAAAGGTATGTCTAAGTTTTCATCATTAAATTCATGCTCTATTTTTAGAACTGCACTTTTTTCAGTATGCCAAGAATCACATATTCTTTCTAAAAGTAATCTTTGCCCTGTAGGAATCTTATTAAATTTATATTTAACCTCCATTAGAATTAACACTTCGTTGTCAAACTCTAATACAGCATCAATATCTGAAGGGTGTAGTTTTCCGTTTTGTACACCAGTAAAATCAATTACTTGTTTTACTTTGTTTCTGTTTCTAATTAAACTACTCATTGAAATATTCTGTATATAATTTATGTAATTTATTATGTAGATTACTTTTAAAACAAGAGCTACAACTTGTCATGGACATATTATCATGAAATACTCTGTTGTATATCTTAAGTAACTTTGCCTGTGTTTTAGAGTGTACAGAATCTTTTGCCTCTTTAAAATACTTATCTAAATATTTATATTCCTGTTCTGTTAAACATTCTGGTCTGTTGTAAGGAAAGAGTTTATTAAGCTTGTCTCTTCTCGATTCACAACCGCAGTCTTCTCCTAAAACAAACTTAGCAACTTTATCTATGCCTGTCTTTTTAAACACCCTTTCTAAAGTGTCTCCAAATCCTTTAGCTTTTGTACTTTTTATATTCTTCTTTGGTTTGGTTTCTGATTTTTTCTTTGGCATTTGTTAGTGTATTAAATATTGAACTTAAACTTATTTTTGTTTCTTTACTTATATCTCTCATACTCATTTTTGTATTGAAATATAGTTTTGTTAACTTTTTATCATACCAATACCAATCCTCTATTATGCTGTCTATTTTGTCGCACAACTGCTCTAAGTTAATCTTTTTTTTTATATTGTCATCATACTCTTGGTTATCATCGACCATTCGATTTATTAAACTATTAAACTTATCTTCGTCTATATCAGAAAATAATATTAATTTTTTATTTTTAGATTTGCCATAATTAGTAAACTTACTATAGAATAGATTTCTTAGAGTTATGTAAATATAAAAAGTGTTTACCTCTTCTTTGTTATACATTATTTTATCCACACTCTTAGTATAATTATATAATCTTAAATACATTTCTTGTACTATTTCATTGGCATCATTATCAGACAGGTTAAAGCTTTTAGCCATTTTTACCCACTCTTTGTGTCGCTTAGATAATATGTTTAATATCTCAACACTCATCCGATAAAATTATATTCTCTATTTGGTCAAAGCTATTTATAACCAAATAAGTTCCTTTCCATTCTGACTGAAATTTAATCTCGTCTTTTGTTAGCTTTTGTTGACTAATAGATTTAGTGCCATCTTTTATTTCTATTAAGTAGTTTCGTAAATTATAACCAACAATAATATCTGGAGCTCCTTTGCCTAATTGATGTGTGTGCAATACAGAGCAACCAATCTTTCTTAGCTTAGTAACTATTTCTTTTTGGTTTCCGTCAACTCGAGCTTTAATTCGCATCTAAATTTATCTACAACAATAAAAGGGCTTTCATTATTGAAATAATATCGACTTGACTTTCTGTGGTAAGTTATCCCATGTATTTCTTGTGGGTGTCCAACCAGTTTTTGTTTTTTTATCTTTTGACTGCCAAATATTACACTTGTATCTGAAAAGTCAATCGCTCTATTAGGTCTCCATATAAACATTACATTATCGCTTTTGTCAGCAAATGTTCCACCACCTTTTATTCTATTGATGTCTGGTCTATAATATTTGCCTCTATCGTCTTTTTGAGGTGTTACTTGGTGTGCAACTAAGTGTACAGAAATTTTGTTTTCTACAGCAAACCTTTTTAGTTCGCTCATAAATCTACTAATATATAAATCTTCTCTTTCACCGAATTGCATCCTGTGTTGAACTGTATTATATGGGTCAATAATTAAAGAACGAATACCTTTTGTCTTAACTAAATACTTAGCTCTGTCAAAGATGTCATCTAATTTATAACTTTTTTTTGGATATATAATAAAAAAATGTCTTTTCATAAACTCTAAGCCCTCTTTGAACTCATCTATACTCATATAATTATTACTGTAAAAAGGGTCAGCACTCTTGCCTATATAACATTCAATTAAGTCATTGTAGAAATCATTTATTGGCATATTTTCTGGACTAAATACAGCAAACTTCCAACCATCATGAAAAGCTTTTAGTAATGATAATTGATTTAAGAACATACTTTTGCCTTCGTTTTGATAACCTGTCCAAATATTAACCTCTCCATTTCTCCAAGTCCAAGCATTATCAATGCAAGATATATGTGTTGTAGAACCTCTTTCTTGACCATTGTAATATCCATCAATCATGCTGTCGTATATATCTCCAACACTAAATATACCTTCAACTTTAGGGTCTTGTGCTTCTTTTAATGCCTTTTTTAACGATTCTACTCCCTCTTTAAGCAATAGTTCATTTGCATCTTTATAATTGCCAAAACTAACTATTTTACACTTTTCAGCACCAAACCTTCTAACAAGTTCATCTTGTAAATACCTGCCATTATCATCGTTATCAGTAGCTACATAAATTCTTTCTGCCTGTTCAAATACATTGTAGCAATTAGTAATACATTCTAACTTTTTATCTAAGTTTTTATCTTTTGTATTTGGAGCGCCCATATTTACAGAAGTATGCCAAGTTATACCTGCAACTTCCCAAGACAAAGAATCAATTTCTCCTTCACATATTACAATTAGTTTCTCACTACATACCCTATCATAATTATAAATTATAGGTTTACCATTTTTAGATTGCATAAATGTTTTAGTAAGCAAACCTCTTGTTTTATAGTTTACAAGTTCATTGTTTTTTAAGTATGGAAAAACTATCTTTTTACCATCCTTGCTACTAACTATTTTATTAGATGCAATTACTTCATCTGTTATACCTCTATCATTTAAAAACTGCTTAGACTTACTGTTTAAATTTGCTAAGTTATTAGTTTTTGGCTTTGTATATTCTTGTTTATTGTACATATTTTGTTTGGGTTTTACACAGCCATTCCAACTACATTTATGGCAATTAAATAAACCAGTGTCTAAATTTATACTTAAACATGGGTCGTTATAATTTTTCTTGCCAATCTCATAGCACTTAGGACACTTTACTTTTTGTTGCGTAGGACTGTTTTTGGCAATTATGCCAATATTATTAAATTCTTGTTTCATTGTAATTTTTTATATATATTATATATTACTTAATGTATTATAATACTTTATGTAATATAGTACTCTATGTATAACTATTTATTTTTAATACATAAAGTATTACATGCAACTGACTAATTTGACATCAGGGCTAATATATATTTTTCTTTGTTTTCCATTATTCCCAATACTTTTTGTAATCCTTGTAATATATTTTCTTCCTTCTAATTTATTAAATATTCTATACAAAGTCCTTTCATTTAAACCTAAGTTTCTACTAATGAACTCGTTAGAAGCAAAGCAATAACCTTTCTGTTTTGCTAAAGATTCTACATAAGATAAAACAGTGGCTTCTTGAATTGATAAGTTTGTATTCATAAATGATAAATTAATATTAACGTAATTTTTTGACATAATTAAAGATAATAAACCCCCTGCCTATAGAATAAACAGAGGGATTTGGTTAGTATTAGAACGGCAAATCCGTTTCTTCTTTTTGTTGAGGTTGTGCCTGTTGTTCTGGCTTGTATTCGTCAACCCATATAGTGTGTGTTTTACCATACTGGTCAACTTCCTTTTTTGCACCAATGGTTAATTTAAGGTACTTTTTCCCATTATAATCAATCCAACTTTCTCTAGCTTTTTCTTCTGAGATAGTAAAATTGACTAAGTCATAAGTTCCTACTTTTTTTCCATTTCCAACATACTTTTTTACATTCATAATAATTAAATTTAATTTAGGTTAATAATAATTTTTCTACTTCTTTACTTACTTTATATTTTTTTCTAATATCTGTGATGGTAAAACCTTTTTCTTTTATTGCAGATTTTGCCTTATCAAATGACACACCTTTCTTTTGTAACCATTCTTTGTTTGGCTCTAAGGTCTCCATAGAAGCGTTTTGAGTGGTGTTAGAGTGATTATTAGTGGCATCAGCATCCTTTGTATCGTCTATTAAAAATAAACCGTTTAAAGCGTACTTTCTGGCATAACTTGATGATGCTCCATAAGACTGCGCAACATCCATTCCCTTTCTTGTTAAATTTATACCTGCTTGAGCTCTAACCTGTATCTTGTCTTTGCCATCAGTAATCTCAGCAGTAGCATTTAAAAACAGAGGGTCTCCACTAACAGAATCAGTTATAGTTAAACACAAACCTTCTTTCTTTAATAAAGGTTTAACTGCCTCTAAAATGTCCTCGCAACTTCTATAGTTGTAGTTACCAAAGCTATTTCTTTGGTTTTTTGGTGCTTTCAAACTCCCTTGAATATTCACCAATTTCTTTGTTAAATTTTCCATGCAACAAACATATACATAAAAAATGTCATGTGCAAATAAATAACAAAAAAAGAGGCAACATTTCTGCTACCTCTTAAACAATGAAAAACAAAGAAAATCAATAGATATAAAACCCCTATTGAATTCATAAAGATAGTAAAAAATACCTATTAAATTCATAGGGTATTGAATTTAGTTATTAACCTATTGAATTTATCTTCCTTGTCCTCTATATTTTTTCTTATAACCAGACTGACCAACACTTGCATTTTTAGAATGTACATTTGGTCTCTTAGTTCTTTTTGGAGAGTTGTACTTTTTTACAATTATCTTAGCCATTACTTTCTTGTCTTTTCTATTGACCTACCACCAAAATAAGCGCCTATAACAGTAATTAAAACTAATTGTAATAAGTCTATCCAGTTTGCCTTTACCTCGAAAGCAATTACACCAGCATCAATAAAAACCATTAAAACTGTTGATACTACTAAGAAGATTAAAACTAATGGTCTTACATTCTTGCTTAACCAACTATCGCTATTCATATCAACACTCCATCTCTCAGTAACATTCTTTTGCATATCTGCTTCTGCATTAATCCAAATTTCATCCATTTGTTTTTCAAACTCTGCCTTTTCTTCTTTAGTTTGTACAAACTTATCTACTAAATTGCCAATCTTGTTTGCTACACTTGCTCCTGCTCCACCAAATAATTTTGCTAATATCTCTTTCATTTTTTGCCTTTTAATAATGTTTTAGCACTTGGTCTAGTTACTATATCTGGAA